TGTGTAATAGCCATTATAAACCTCCGTTATATTCTGCCGCATAATCGCGTTGCATCTCTTGTACAAATAATTGTACCGCTTCGTCAAATTGTGTTTTATAAAGCGTTAATGTCTCTCCAGCTTTTAGAAATGCAGATGCTTCATATAGACACGCCGATAGTAACACATTTTCAGCGTTGTCGCCAACCCATGTGTTAGCATTACTTGAACTTAGCCCAGTTTCTGGGGCAATAAAGTCCACTTGATAAGTATCAGCCGCATTTGGTGTTGGTGCTATTGTTATTGTAGTACCTGATGTTGTTGCTGATTTTGTGCTATAAAACTTTGGTGTTCCTTGCGTAGTTAAATTAGGCCAATAGTCTCGTAAGTAAGAGTCAACTCTATGATCTAAATATGATAAGATATTTGAACTAATTACTGATACTTGCCTAATCATTCGTGCAGATGTCACTACATAGTCATTTGTACCTGCAACTAAATTAGCACTCGTAGTCTGCCTAAAGCAAGGTAAGTTTGGTAATCTCTGGAAGATCATATCTTCAGCTTGTGTAATAATTTCATCAACTGATGCCTGTAGTTCTGTTGAGTCGTCTTCTAAGAAGTTTTCTATGTTAGCTTTTAATTGCGTATAATTCATTTAGTTACCCCATGTACCACTTCCCCAAGTGCCTTCACTCCAACCTAGACTAATCTGAAGACTAATTGAACCTACTGCACCTGATCCGCCAACTCCTGTCTCAATAGCTTCAGAAGCAGAAACTTCTTCACCAACAGCACCTGTTGAACCTATACCTGAAATACCTGTAACAAGCAATTGAATGTTACCATTGCCAGAAACTCCAAATCCTTCTGACTCACCATCTCCAGATACACCTGATTGACTTAACTCTAATTCAGGAACTTCACTACCAATTGCGCCTGTTCCAGAAGCTCCAGTTGCTGAAGGCGAACCCTCAAAGGTTTCATTACCTATTGCACCTGTGCCACCAACACCTGTCTCAGCTAGTTCTATCTCAGGGACTTCAGTTCCCACTGCACCTGTGCCACCAGCTCCAGACACTGGAGCATCTGTTGTGATAAAGAATGAAGATGTACCTGTAGCACCTGTACCGCCAACTCCACTTTCGTTTATTTCTAATTCAAGAGTTTGACCTGAGACAACAGTAATTGATGGAGTGTTAAGTTGACCTCCCATTCCAGAATGATTTGTGCAATAATAGTAAAGAGTTGGAGCCTCAGATGCCACGGAAATTTGAGTATAAGCTCCTGCATTTCCTGGAGTACCATTGGTTGTCACGCCTGTTGTGTATTCAGAACCGCCGCTATGTGAACCCCCAGAAGTTGTTGAGAATCTTAAAGGATGACTACTATTAGAAGAATCTGACTGATCAAATCTATATGTTGTTCCCTCTGTAATGCTTATTGTTGGAGCAGGGCCACCAGTGTCGATATAATATTTATTGCCACTTCCTGGATTTGCGACAGTTATCGCAAGAGATATAGTTCCAGATGATGGTGTGTAAGAAGTGCCACCCATGTTTGAGTGGTTAGTGCAGTAATAGTAAAGCGTTGGCGCGCCAGAAGCTACAGTAATTTGTGTATAAGCACCAGAAGAGCCAGGCGTTCCATTTGTTGTTACTCCTGTAGTATACTCAGAACCTCCACCATGTGTACCATTAGATGTTGTTGAAAGTCTTATTGGATGCCCTGAATTAGAAGAGTTTGATTGATCAAACCTATAAGTTTTACCTTCTTGCAGATAAAGTTGTTGTTGAAGAACAGAATCAACATAGTATCTGTTTCCTGATCCTGGGTTTGCTACAGTTATTGAATACTGAAGATAAGCATCTGTGGCTCCTACTGCACCTGTACCTGATACGCCTGTCTCATTGATTTCTAATTCAAGAGATTCAGAACCTATGGCTCCTGTACCAGTCGTACCACTAACAGTTAAATCTTCATTATCAGATACAGACGCCGTTCCTACATTAGCCGCTCCAGATACGCCAGATACACTAAGTATACGATCATGGTGTATATTAACATAACCAGCTTCACCTATAGACGGAACTCCAACAGGTGGCCTTGCCCTTGGATCTATTGTCCAATCTTGTGTAAATCCAATATAGACAACAACATTGTCTGGATCGTTGTCTGGCCTACCATTAAATAAGGCAGTTGCGTCCACAACATTTTTAGCAGGAGTAAGTTGTGGATGTTTTGGTTCGTAATCTTCAGGTGAAACACGCAAGCCATCCCAAGTTGTCTTCAGTTTGGTATACTTAACCCGAAGACCACTTATGTCGCTTATCGCGTAGGATTTTTTTCCTCTTGCGTATTTCCCCATTAAGATAAGTTCAGCGCAGTAGGCCGAATCCTTAAACTTACACCATCATTATCTGCCGAAGATGCAAAACTAAATGCGCGTTCATACATTTCGTTTAATATTGTAAATTTTTCATTTGCAAATTTTAATGCTAACTTACTTGCCAATCCAGCACATATGCATTCGTTCCAACGATATGGAATGTCTGCGTCTTGGTTAGATGCTGTAATGTCGTCAAGTTGATTAACAGACCAATAGACCATACTGTATGTTGTCCTGTCAGGTATTTGCCAAATGTAAATCTGTGGTGTTATTTGACTGTCCAACATATACTGACTTGGCTTACCACTAGATGTCTTGTTTGGAAGCTGATTGTAATCTGCAATAGATACACGATTGATAATCTGGTCAGAAGTGTCTGTACCAGAACTATCTCGTATTACCGCATCCATAATATCAATTGTACCTACTGGTAGTGTGTATGGTGTAGTTTGACCATTTACCAATGTCAGAGTTTTCTGCTCTACAGACCAATAATTAATGCCTCTGTTAGACCATTCTGAAAAAAGAAGGTTAAGACTGCGCCTTGCAGACACAGCCCTATCACCAGTTTGAACTTGAGGATCTACACCGCAACGCTCAAATGCTTCAGTAATTATTTCTTCTACATTTGGTTTAAAGGCTACAGTTCCTGATAGTGCCATTTAAGTCCCCTAGTATTGTTTAATTCCGCGTATAATTATTTGATACGCATCTCCAACTGCACCTGCACCAGTTGTTGTAAACTTAATGTCACCAGTTCCATTTGCACCATAATCGGCAGTGTCTGGTAGACCTCCAAATTTAGAGAAGTCTTGATAACCTGATTGGTTTTCATCAAGGTGCATAACTATAACATCAGCATCAGCGTCTGCTAATACTTCTACAGTCATTGCCTTAATAATCCACCAACATTCTGCAATTCTTAATCCTGTGCAAGTTTCTCCATTTGCACTTTTAGTAAGAGCAGAAACATCAATTTTACTAACGGCACTTTCGTTGCCACCATCTACATACTGATACTGAAAAGCAAAAACTACTTCCCTAGTGCTTTCTGAAATTTTTGTTACTGTTTTAATATCCGCCATTTGCTACTCCTATAGTTGTAGGTGGGGATTAAACCCCACCATAAATTTTAAAGGTCAATAGCCTGTTGGTACAGAACAGTGAAACGAATTGTTCCTGCATTAGTAGCACCAGTAGTGGTTACTGTAAGACGCTTTTCAGTACCAACGTCTGCCCAAACCAATGCTCCACCTGCTTCAGTAGTAGGATATTTACGACCTGCACCAGAAGCGGCAGTAATTGAAAATTGGTTTATAAAAGTAGCGTTGCCACCAACAGTGTCGCCAATGCTCAGTACGCAAGTTGCGTTTGCAACAGCAACAGGAACATCAATAACGATGTCAATAATTTGTGATGCGGCTGGGATTACGATATCGGTAACAGTGGCTGTTTGTGCGCCACCTGCGGTACTAAAATCAGTGGTTTGAGCCATAACGACTTGACCAGTGTTTTTAATATTTACACCTAAAGTAGTTCCAGTTGTTTCTTTAATTGTTCCAGCCTTAATAGGCCCAGAGAATGTAGTTGTACCCATAATAATCTCCTGTCAGGGTTAAAGTCAGTCACACCATGCGACTGTCAGGGATAAAAGTACACTACAACAGCTTTAATTAAAAAGAAAGAGGC